TTTTAACAAAAATATCAGTTCTATCTTTTAATGTGAGTGTTTTTAGAAACTCATCAGATGTATCGCCGTCAATACATAAACGTAACCACTTAGTAATCGTACTATTCATCATCTTCATACCTTTAGGATTACCTTTATCATCATATTGATACTCTACAGAATCAAGAAGTTCATCTCTCTCATCTATTGATACATCTTTCAACTTAATCTTCTTACCAGATTCAAGTTTCATTTCCATTGTATTATTCCTTATTTTGTTTTCTTTTTACTTGTTTTAGGTTGATTTTCAACTTTAACACCATATCTATCACAAACATAAAATCCTTGCTCTAAATTAGCGTCTACATCTTTTTCGTTAACCCTAGTTACTCTGTAGCTATCTTTTTTTTTCATAAATATCATTTGTATCTCCTATGCTGTAACTACTTCAATTATGCTATTTGTTCCATCATCTAAAACTTTAGCTTCAAAATTAACCATAGCAACATCATCACTTGTAACTTCTGCTGATATTAATTTTGCTTTATTTACTCCAACACAAAATTTTGAGCTACTTGCAGTGCCTGTAGCAAAAGCATTAGAAGTAAAAGCAATATCACCTAAATTAAATTCAAGATACGAAACACCACCACTATCTCTATGTGCTTCAATTAAAGCATCTGTTTCAGCATCATATTTAATTGTTCCAGAAATAGTGATACCTAATTCAGGTATACCTTTAGCAACTAATTGTGGATTACCATCTGTACCATGCATACCTAAAAATTGTGTAGGACTATCTATACTTAAACTAAATGTTTTGTATAATGGTGTAATACTATTTTGATCATCTGAACCATCAAAATCTTTAACATTCATATTTTGTGTTGTTAAGTCAGACAAAAATATTTTATTTGCTCCAGCAACATCTGAGCTTGGTGCTGTCATATTTGCTTTTGTTGGTTGAAATGCTGTTTGAAATGTTGCAGAATAATTGAATCTTCCTGCTGCACTATCCATATCAGCATCTAAAGTTAAAGATGTTATTACACATCCTGCAAATTTATACCCTTTTCCTCCAGTTGGACTTACAAAAGCCACTGAAAGTGTTTTTTCAAACTCACCTGCTGCTATATCAGTTACTGCTGTTTCAGTAGTACTTGCGCCAGCAGTTGTGTCAGTTGCTAATGTTAAAGCTGCATTACTTGTATTTGTATTAAAACCTGTTGGTATTTTTACAGAAGTTATATTACTTGCTTGTACCCCAGGGAATGATAAAGCGTTTTCTATAAATACTGGTAAATCATCAGTTGTTAATCTACCTGATAATGTGAACTCTGTTATTACTCTTTTTGAAGATGAAAATATTTGACCAAATTCAGCTACTCTACCTGAACCTGTTCTCATTTCAAATTCTTGATTTGGGTTAAATGTTGGAAGTGTTATACCTTCAACATCTAATCTTTTAAACTCATTCTGAACAGAGTTAAATGCTCCACAACCATTGCTGCTTGAACCATCACCAATTTTGTCGTGTGAAACATAAACCTTAAACTCCTTACCTGAAAAAGTTGTACTATTTAATGCCATTTGTTCCTCCTTGGCATAGTTATTATGCCTTTAATTTAATAGTTATTTGTTAATTATCCAATGTTTCCTACGTGATTGCATTGCCATTGCATTTCCACCGTATAAATACCATCTCCTTCTTCTGTATTCAATTCCGTAGATTGAACTCTACAATCAAAAGCCTTTGAGTTATCAGATAAAGTCATTAATATATTATCGTGAACTAACGCCTCAATTCTTGAAGTGTATCTTAGTATATGATCTATTGTTTTAGTATTGACCATTTTTTCGTCAAAATAATATATTAATCTTATGTTATATTGCCTTTCTTCAGAATCAGTCATAAAACTAATTAATGTAGAAGATTCAGGCAAAATTCTTAAATATTGTGAGCCGTGCATTTTTTCATAACCAACACAAGTAGGTAAAGCTCCCTTAAATTCTGTTTCTATTTTATTTTCTAATTCATCTAAAATATTTTTAAATGTATTTTCAGGTGTTATTGCCATTAGTTGTATTTCCTTTTATATGAAGCTCTACCTGTTCTTGTCATTTTAACGGCTTTACCACTTGATACATCTACAACTTCGTGTCTACCAAATACTTCTATTTCCCATTCATCATTAGCAGCAGCTTGTGTAGCATCTGTACTACCTGCAAATCTAATTTCTAAACCACCTGCTAAAGATTGATAGTCGCCATTGATTACTTCATTTGTAATAACTTGTTGATTTTTAAGTCCATCACCATCTTTAACATATACATTATATGTAGCCGTTCCTAAAACGCCACCAGTACCTATTTTAACTTTAATTAAATCATAAGTACCTGACCATTCACCTCTTGTGTCTACAGGTCTAATTTTACCTGATGTATAAGTTACATCTCTTACAATACCTTGAGATGAATCTCTTGATACTTGCCAAGATAAAGCTGCCTTACCTTGATTAATGTTTTCAATGTTTTGAAGTGCTTCTTCCATTAAAGAATTAGCTAATTCACTATTTGGATCGTGACTTTTAATCATAAAGTTAGCAGCTATTAAAGCCGTAGTACGTATAATAATATAGTCAAAGTTACCTTCTTTGTCTTTTAACGCCTCCTTAGGCATATTAGGGTCTAGCATACTGTCAAGGTATCTACTTGCGTCAGTTCTGTATTGAGTAACTAATGCTGTAAATTCTTCTCCTGCTTCCATTAATTTGTCATTAGGATTAGTAGCAGAATAATAGTAAAGCACATCTTCAGCAGAATTATAAAACCATTCGCCTTCAACATTTAAATCAGTATGTGCTGACTGTGCAGGTCCTAAATCTTCTCCATCTGCAAATAATTGAGTTACTATACCACTATTGTGTGCAGCATACTTATTACTTGTAACTTCTGTCCAGCCATAAATAGATTTTTTATTATCAAAACTATCAAGTTGAGGAAATACTCTCTTTAATTCTTTATGTGTACAATATATTGCTGCTGTTGCCATCTATTCTCCTACCATTTCTTACAAGACCAATATCTTGCTGTTGTTTTATCTTTTGCAGTTGCACATTTATGTCTTGCTCTAAAAGACTTTCTTGCTTCAGGGTTATTTTTTCTAATTTTCATATTAGGGTCGCCAAATGTAACTCTTTTAGTTCTTGAACCATCTTTAACATATACTTGAAACTTTTTTCTTCCATAACCTGCTTGTCCTTTTCTAATACGAGAAGGTTTGTTCAATCTAACTGATCTACCTTTAAACTTAGCCATTATTTACCCACTTTCTTCATAGCAATTTTGTGGGATTGCGAAAAAGTTTTACCTTTACGCATAGCTGTAGCCATAGACCTTAAATGTTTAGCTGTATGATGTGTTTTATGCCTTCTCATAGCAGCTTTTTGTCTACTTGTAAGACCTGTCATACTAACACCTTTTACATAATTATTTTTTGGCATATTACCTCTTTTTTCTTTTCATTTTAGTTTTTTTCTTTTTCTTTTTGCGTGTATGATATGGCATATTTTCTCCTTAAATAAATCCTAATACTTCAACTTCTGCATCTATTTTACTATTTACACTTCTTGCCGATATTGTTACAATACCATTTTCTTGGTTACTTGCAGCACTTAATCCACCACTATGAGCCGAATCATAATTAAAACTAACTGCAAACTCAGCTTCAGCAGGACCTGTAAAGTCTACAGCACCTGTTTCATAATTTATAGTACCTGTAGCAGTACCTACAATATTACCTTTACCATCATCATAAGCAAAAGCACCTTGGTTTTTATTTTCAACATAACTTAGTTTATCAAATATTGTGTCATCAGGCAGTTTAGCAGCTACAGCACCTTCTACATTCGCAATAGCAGGTAATCTACCTACACCAAATGGTGTTGTTCCACTTGATGGTGCTGCTAGTAATATTGCAGAATTTCTAGTTCTATTGTTTGATGTAAATCTTATATCACCATTTACTATACCTACAGAAACGCCTTTTTCAAAAAGATTTCCTGATGTATAAAACTGAGTGTCAAGTGCAGACTGAATCTTGCTTAAAACACCATTATTTCCACCAAAATTAGTATTTGTAGCATCTGTTGTAAATGCTAAGTTAGCAAAAGTAGAACCACCATCAACTGTTATGTTAAATTGATATGTTGTAGAAGCAGCAAGTCCTGATTCTGTATTTGCCGTAACTCCTGACATTCCAAACTCTTGGTAACCAGAATTGTAAAACTTCATAGCAAAAGAACCTTTAACAATACCTGTAGGATAAGTAGCACTTCTACCATATCCAAATAAATTCTGTGCTGTGTATCTACCACTAGAGTTAGTTTGTGCTGTACCTAGTGCATTAGC